CTTTGGGCCAGTGGCACCAACACGGGTATCAACATTGGTGTTAACACGGCCGGAACGTGGATCGGCATAGCGGTCGATCTGGATGCTCGGTTGATATGGTTCAGAGACGCCGGCGTAAATTGGAATTCAAATGTCACCTCAAGCAATGATCCAGTTACGGGTGTTGGCGGCATAACAATCCCGGCCGGAACGATGGTGCCTTTTGTAACATTCGGCGGAACGAGTTGCATTGCAGGGAACGTTATAACGGCCAACTTTGGCGCATCGGCTTTTAGTTATGCCGTGCCGTCAAGTTTCACGTCTGGGTGGCCGTCGTGAAACTGCTGGAGATCGAGCCTGGGCGTTGGCGGTTCTGCAAGCCGGCAACGCCGCCGGCCCGTAGTGATCTGCCGTGTCCGTATGTCATCAGCGACATCATGGACCCGACAGAACAGGTCGATGGCCGGTTCTATACGTCCAAGTCGGCGTTCCGCCGGGTTGGAAGGCAACTTGGGTTAGTGGAGATCGGAAATGAAAAGCCGAAGGCCAGGAAGAAAGCAAGCACTCAGGAAAGTGCTGAAAAGGCACGACGAGAAGCGATCGGCAAGGCAATTGGCCAATACCAAGCGGGCCGACGAGTTCAAGTTAATGCGCAAGAAGGTCGATGAGTTTGCCAAGACGCATCCTGGCTTCGACAAGCTCGCCGAGGAGATCATTTTTTGGCTGAACAAAAAGCTGAACCTCGATGACGCCTATCTCGTAGCCGGAGTGCTGGACAAGTTGAAGGTGAAATTAGGAAGGGCAGCGCCATGAGCGATACGACACAACCGTCAGCACCGCCACCGTCAGCGTCGGCTCCAGCACTTCCGACACCGCCAGCGCAGACCGAGGTGCCGGTCAACGAGGCGCCGGTCAGCTCACCGACGCCGATCGGCGACCAGGCGCCGCCCAAGCCGGCGCATGTGGCGCGGCAGGAGGCGCTCGAGAAGGCGTTCGCCAAGGCCACCGAGGCGCAGGCGGCGGCCAAGCGCGAGCGCCCCGGCATGGGCCACAACAACCCACCGGAGCCTACCGTCAAGGAAAAGGCGGCGCCGGACAAGATCGCCGAGAAAACCGAGCGCACCGGCAAGCCGTCCGAGGCGCAGCAGCGCTATCGGGAGGCCGGCAAGTTTGCCAAGGACCCGGCCAAGGCCGAGCAGCCGGCACCGGCAGAGGCACAACCGCCAGGACAGCAGCAATTACCGCTGCAGCCGGCCAAGCCAGCCATTAAGCCGCTGGACGAGCGTGCGCCGTACCGCGAGCCGCCGGGACGCTTCAGCGAACAAGCCAGGACCGAATGGGCGGCAGCGCCGGAGAGTGTGCGTGGCGCGGTCTACAAAATGGCTAAAGAGTTCAAGGGAGCCTACGACGCCTATCGTGGCGACCACGACGTCATGGAGGAACTGCGTCCCTACCACGACCTCTGCACCAAGCAGGGCACCTCGCTACGCAAGACAATGGATAACTATTACGGGATCGAGCAGAAGATCCGCCAGGACTGGGTTGGCGGCATCGACATCGTTGTGCAGAACGTGGCGCGGGCCAACGGCTGGAAGCGGCCGGACGGCGGGCCCATCACGGTCCAGGACTTCGCCCATCACGTCCTGAGCATGACGCCGGAACAGCACCAGATGTCCCGGCAGCAGAACAGCCAGACATCCGCCGAAATGCGGATCGGACAACTGCACCAACAGGTCGAGGAGCAGAACCAGATCCTGCGCCAGTTCGTGTATCAGCAGAAGTTCGCCGGCACCCGCGCCGAGGTGGACAAGTTCGCCGAGCAGCACCCGCGGTTCGACGAATTGGCCGACCAGATCAAACTGGAACTTGATCTTGGCTTCCCGTTGGAGCAAGCTTACGCCCGCGCGGACAAGCTACGGCCCTCCAGCGCACCACAGGCGGCTCAGACCCGCACCACACCGGCTCAGACCCGAAAGACCTCGATCAGCGGCGCTCCAGACGGCAACGGTGTTGCCAACACACGCCCCTCAGCCGGGCAGCGGCGCAACGGGGAAGCGAAACACCCAACGATACAGGAGTCGCTCGAGAGAGCAGCTCGCCGTGTTGGCAATGGCGTGTAGGGGGCTGTAACAACGCTCGTCCTCCGCGCCGGGAAAACGCAGAGGACTGAGCCATGCCTATCCTTCCAGTCGGAACTGAAAGTAATATTCCCTACCAGCAGATCCTGTCGATGGCGATCGAGGATCGTTCCTCGTCCTACCAGGATCTCGTCTCCGACAACAACGCACTTCTGGCGGTGATGCGTGACAAGGGGCTGTGGGAAACCTACAGCGGCCCGCGCATTCGCCAGACGCTGCAGATCGCCAAGCAAACCGCGCAATGGTACAACGGCTATGATGTGCTGTTGAACCCAGCGATCGATCTGTTCGCCGATGCTTGGTTCGAGCCCAAGATGGTGGCGGTGCCCATCATCCTGAGCAAGCAGGAGATCCTCAACAACGAGGGCCAGGCCCAGGTCATGGCCGTGCTCTCGAGCTACATGGCCGCGGCCGAGCGCGCGCTCGAGGACGCCATGGACGCAGCCTTGCACGCTGCCGGCGGCGGCAAGCAGCTCACCGGCCTGCAGACGGCGATCCCGACTGCAAATACCACTGGCGTCTATGGCGGCATCGACCGGGCGCAGAACGCCTGGTGGCAGACGCAGTACTTCAATGTGCAGTCGTACATGGCCGGCGTGACGCAAGTCACCTCGACCACCGTTCGTCCGCTGCTCAACCGCATCATGACGGCACAGTCGAGGGGCAAGGACTACGCCGATCTGCTGTTGATGTCGAAGGAGCACTACGAGGCCTACGACGCGGCAACGATCGCCATCCAGCGCCAGACCAGCGGTTCGCTGGGCAAACTGGGCTTCTCGACGCTTGAGTACATCGGCGGCGGCAAGCGCAGCACCATCGTGCTGGAAGGCGGCATCGGTTCGGACATGCCGGCCGACACCACCTACGGCCTGCATACCGACAGCCTGCGGCTGCGTTATCACCCGAGCCGTAACTTCGACAGCATCTTCAAGGGTGAGGGAATGATGCCCATCGACAAGGACGCCATCGCCCAATTTATTGGCTGGATGGGCGAACTTTGCATGACCAACCCAAAGTTTAATTGGAAAATGTACGACCCGACTCCGGGTAGCTGAGAGATCTTGCACGATCCGGTTTGTTGACGCGGGCTGGGTTGTGAGAGAGGGGCGGGTGCCGGGGCGTTTGATGGCCTTCCGGCGCCTTTGCATCCGCCTTTTTATTTAACAGGAAGGGCAAACCGATGGTTCCTAACGACAAAGGTGTGGTGGCGGTTTTTCGCAACGCCACTGTAAGAAACCCGATCAAGTCTGCCGAGGCCGGCCGGCCTATCTTCGACGATGTCGAGCTGGTTGCCATCCGCCACCCGGGCTCGAAAGACTATGGAGAATACCCTGCAACGGAAGGGTCGCACTGGGCCGAAGATCCGGTGACCGGCGAATACCGCCGCATCACGTTCGCCGAGCGGTTCAGGACGCAATACCAGCAATTCAAGGCGCACGACCGGCAGACCAAGGCCGGCACGCCGCTCGACTATCTGGCGTTCCTGACCGAGGCCAAGCGTGCCGAGCTTCGTGCGCTCAACATCTACACCGCCGAGGCACTGGCGTTCGTGGACGGCAGCGAATTGAAAAACCTGGGTGCCGGCGGACGCGAACTGAAGAACCAGGCCATCGCGTTCCTGGAGAGTTCGAGCGACATGGCCAAAGTCACCAAGCTCGAGGCCGAGCTCGAGGCCGTGAGGGCACGCAACCAGGTGCTCGAGGACGATCTCAGGGCGCAGCCGGCAACCAAGGAACAGCCAACCGAATACGACAGCATGACTGACGACGAGATCAAGGAGCATATCAGGTCGCTCACCGGCATGACGCCGCGCGGCAACCCGTCGCGCAAGACGCTCATTCGCATGGCGCAGGAGCAGAAGGGCAACGTGGCGGCATGACACTGTTGACGGTGGTGAAGGACGTTTGCATGGCAAACGGCGTCAACCCGCCGTCGTCGATGTTTGGCACATCAACCCAGCCTCGCACGCAGGCCGAGTTGCTGTCGCTCGCCAACGAAATGGCGCAACGCATTGCCTATGACGTGCGCGAGTGGCGGGCGCTGAAGTCGATCCAGACTTTCACCAGCGCTGATGGCACGGCAGACCGTTACGCCCTGCCGGCAGACTTCAAGCGGATGCTGCTGACGGCCCAGGTCTATCCGTCCGCGTCTACCAAAACGCCCCTGAAGTTCGTGCCTGACGCCAACGAGTGGCTGCTGCGCCGGATCAACAACTGGCAGGACGGCTGGGGCGAGTGGACGATCATCGGCGACGACATGCTGATCTTCCCGAATTTGCCGGCCGGGCAAAGCGTTACGTTTGTCTACCTCAACAAGAACTGCATCAGGTTGTCCGGCGGCGGCTACGGCGACCAGTTTACCAACGACGGTGACGTGTTTCGCATCGACGAGCGCCTGCTGAAGCTTGGAATGATCTGGCAATGGAAGGCCAACAAGGGCAGCCCATACGCCGAGGACATGGGCACCTACTCCGACGCGCTGGTCAACATTGCCGGCGCCGACACTCCTGCTCCGATCATTGTCGACAGTGGTTGGGACAGAGGTTGGACGAGAGTGGCCAATGCCAATATCATCCAGCAGTAAGAGCTTCAGTCCTCCTGCATTCAATGTTGCCCTGGAAGGCCCGCAGGGCCCGCCAGGTGTACCGGGGGAGACTGGGCCGACAGGAGCCACCGGGCCACAGGGCGTTACGGGGCCGACTGGATCAACCGGAGCAACGGGGCCACAGGGCATGCCCGGCCTGGACGGGTCCGGGGCCGGCGCCAATTACCTGTTCTCGACATCAACCACGGCGGCCGATCCCGGTTTGGGGAATTTCGGGTTCAACAACGCCACGCTGAGCGCCGCGACACAGCTTTTTATCAGCGAGACAACCCAACCCGGAAACCTGATCGACGCTTTTATTGGAGCGTGGGACGACAGCACCAACCCGATCAGGGGGACGCTGGTGTTCCTGAGCGCGACAGTCTCGTCGCATTTTGTCGTCTTCAATGTCACTGGCACCGTAACCGACAACGGCGCGTGGGACACGGTTGGCGTCACCTGGGTGCAAGGTATCGGTGGTTTCGCTGCCGGCGAGCGAGTACAAGTGTTTTTCTCCCGTACCGGGGACAAAGGATCGGCTGGCGCAGGCAGTGGCGACATGCTTGCCGCCAACAACCTGAACGATGTCGCCGACAAGCCAACATCGCGAACGAACCTAGGTATTGGCCTTACTTCTACACCGCAGTTCACCCAGGTTCTGCTGAGCGGCGCGGTTAGTTCCCCAACAAACGCCGCCACCAAGGCTTATGCCGATGGACTGCTGGCATTTACACCAGCCGGTAATATAGCAGCCACCAATGTGCAGGCTGCCATCGCCGAATTGGACACAGAGAAGGTCGCCAAAGCTGGCGATACCGTAACCGGCGCGCTTACTCTCAGCGCCGCGACCGATATTCTGACAATTGCTACTCCCGCGACACCGGCATCCGGCAGGGCACGGCTGTTCGCCGGGACCGCCAAGGGCCTGGACGCACTGGGCTGGATGAACACGCTTGGCGTGCCGCTGGTGATAACGCGCGACCGCGTATTCTACGCCAAGAACAGCACGGGCGGCACGCTGACCAAGGGCACGCCGGTCTACATCAGCGGGGCCACCGGCGGCGCGCCGCTTATTGCCAAGGCGCAGGCCGACGCGACCATGACCAAGGCGCCATGCGTCGGTCTGGTGTTTGCCGACATCGCCAACAACGCGACCGGCGCGGTGATGACCGGCGGCGTGCTGGCAATGAACACCAGCGCCTTTGTCGATGGCGCAAAACTGTATGTTAGTGCCACCACGGCCGGCACGCTGACCAGCACCATGCCGGCGCATCCCAACATCACGCAGGGGGTTGGCGTTGTCGAGGTGTCCGGTGTCGGCACCGGCTCGTTGCTGGTGTCCTGCATTGCCGTCAACCCGCACGAATATGACGGCGTAAACGGCACGAGCTGGGCAGTCGGCGACGGCACCGGCACGACCAAGAGCTACCTGGTCAAGAACGCCGCCGGAATTGGCACGCTGGCATGGACCCCAACAACCAACCGCACGCTGACATTGCCGGATGTCACCGGGACTGTGGCTGTAACAGGTGATATTTCCAGCTACGCCGCGCCAAATGCCAATGTTCTTGTCAACGGCGACTTTCGCGTCAACCAGGTTGGATATGTTTCTGCTGCCGCATTGGCGGCGGGCAGCTATGGCCACGATCAGTGGAAGGCTGGCGCTGCTGGCGGCGACTATTCGTTTACCCAACTCAAGAGCAGCACGCAGATAACAATTGCGTCTGGCAAGTCCCTCATCCAGCCGATCGAGGACGCCAACGTATCAGGTGGGTCATATATCCTGACATGGACCGGCACGGCACAGGCCCGTGCTGGCGTGAACACTCTAACGCCATCCGGCGCTTACGCAGCCAGTCCATTGCCGATCGCCGGACAGACGGCTGGCACGGCGATGTCGATCGAGTTCAATGCCGGAACATTGAATACTGTAAAGCTTGAGCGAGGTTCAACGCAGACACCGTTCGTGATGCGGCCGTACGATCAGGAGTTGCTGACGTGCCAGCGGTATTTCCGGTGGCTTGGGTTCAACCATCAGTTCTACGCTTATGCTGCTGAGAATAGTGCGGCCACCATTGCGATAGCACCGATAATGAGAGCCGCCCCTACTATCAGCGGCCTTGTCGCTGATCCTAATTTAGCGGCAACGAATGGGAATAACGCAAGCATGGGGTTTAATATGGTTACCCCATATTCAATGCAGATGTATTTATCTTCGTCTGCGGCGGGGGTTTGTTTTGTGCAAGGCTACCGTGTAAGCGCGGACGCGAGGCTCTGATGGCGGAGTATCAACTCACCGCCACAGAGAGCGTCATCCGCACTGCGGACGGCGCGACGATCCCAAACGATCCAGCTAACCGCGACTGCGCGGAATACCTGAAATGGTTCGAGGCCGGCGGCGTGCCAGATCCTTATGTGCCGCCAGAGCCGGTGCCGCCAGACGCGCCGCCAGAGGCAACACTGCTCTACGATCATGAGAACCGACTGAGGGTGCTCGAGGGTCTACCACCACTATCGCTGTCTGACTTCCTCAAAAAGGCGGGGATGGTATGAGCGGACACGCAGCCTTCCGCCGCCAGCCGGTACCTTCGGAGATGGCTGTCAACTATCAGGCGTTGACGCTACCGGCGCCGATCCGCGGCATCATCGAGGTGGAGAATTGGGCCTACGTCAAACCCGGCTGCGCCAACATCATCGACAACTGGTTTCCCACTCAGAAGGGCCTGCGGCTGCGTGGCGGCACCGAGCGGTGGGCGCAATTGCCTGATCCGGTCGAGATCGTGCGCTCCGGCTTCGACTACGTTAGTGGCGCCGTCAACCGCATGTTCTGCGCCACCAGCACGCGGATCTTCGACATATCGTTTGCCGACACGCCGGTATTGCAGACGGGCGTCGGCACCCTCACAAACGGATACTTCAGCACGGCGCAGTTTGCCACCGCAGGCGGCGACTGGCTCATTGCCGTCAACGATGCCGGCGACCATGTGCGGCGCTTCAACGGCACGACGTGGGCTTATCTCTCGACGACAGCGCCGGCCGCCTGGGCGATCTCGACAGCCTATGCGGTCGGCGCCCGCGCACTCGACACCACCGACAACACCTACTGGAAATGCCTCGTGGCGCACACCAGTCCAGGCAGCGGCACGTTTGCCGCGGCGCGCACGGCGGCACCGAGTCAGTGGACCCAGGACACGGCTTCTGACGGCGTGAGCTGGATCACCGGGCCGCCACCGGCACCGTCTACGGTCGCCACCGGACACGGCCTCACCTACGTCTGGAAATACCGCAACCGGCTGTTCTTCGTCGAAGGCGGCACCATGAATGCCTACTGCCTGCCGATCAATGCAGTTGGCGGGCAGTTGATCTATATCCCACTGTCGGGCGCCGCCAAGCGCGGCGGCTCGCTGTTGTTTGGCACCAGCTGGTCAACCGGCAGCAGCGGCGACGGCATCGACAACAAGTGCTGCTTCTTTACCGACCAGGGCGAGGTGCTGGTGTTTACCGGCACAGACCCGACCGCCGCGGCCAATTGGAAGCAGGAGGGCCGCTACGACATTTCGAAGCCGCTCGGCAAGAACGCACACCAGCAGCTTGGCGCCGATGTCCTGGTTGCCACGGTCGATGGCATCGTGCCGTTGTCGGCGGCGATCCAGAAGGACGTATCGGCGCTGTCGCTGGCAGCCATCACCTACAACATCGAGCCGATGTGGATGCGGGAGCTGAAGAGCAAGACCGAGATCCCGTGGTCGCTCGTCAAGTGGGACGAGGGTGATGCCCTGTTCGTTAACTGGCCCGGCGGCGCTACCTACAACAAGCAAACGGTTGGCGTCAGCAACCTGCATACCGGCGCCTGGTCGCGGTACGTCGGCTGGGACGCCATGTGCTTTATGCGGCTGCGCGGCAACCTGTTCTTCGGTACCCAGACCGGAAAGATCCAGCAAGTCGAGAGCACCGGCTTCGATGACGCCACCTTTGACGATGTCCTGCACAAGACCGTAGGCAACACATACGGCTGCAGAATTGTCGGTGGCTGGGAGATGTTCCAGTCGCCGCCAAACCAATGCACATGGTTCCAGGCCCGTGCGGCGTTCTTCAGTGCTGCCGGCGAGCCATTCGAGCCGCAGCTCACCGCCACCACCGACTACGAGCTACGGATACCGCCATTCCCAAATGCCGGCCCAGATCCTGGCCCGCTGGACGTATGGGACCAGGGTCTGTGGGATCAAGCACTGTGGGACCAGGCTGGTGCATCCATTACTCCCGTTAGAAACACCATGTGGGTGTCGATCGGCGAGACTGGGTTCAGCCACGCGCCGATCGTCCAGGTCACGATCGGGCAGCAATTCAAGCCCAGCGTCGAATTGATCTCGATCTCCGCAACCTACATCCGCATGGCAGCAAACGTATGAGCATCGAGGACTTCGTCAAGCTGCATTGGATGTCAGTCGAGCGCGCCGACTGCACCAGCCCGTTTGTCTGCTTCAATGACGGCGACGGCGACGGTGACGGCGGTGGTGGAGACGGTGGCGACGGCGGCGACGACGGCGACGACGGTGGCGATGACGGCGAAGGCGGCGAGGGCGACGAGAGCGGGTCAGCCGCCGATGCGGGTGCGGAAGGCGCGGAAGGCGCGGAAGGCGCAGAAGGAGCAGAGGGCGGTGAGGGTGCGGAAGGGGCCGAGGGCGAGACTGAGGCCTCAGACCCAGGTGCCGACCCGGAGAGTGACTTTGACTTCAGCGAAGCGCCCGGCGGGTATGGGAGTTATGGCGGGCTGGAGGACCCGATGGAGTTGGGCGCGATAGATGTCACGGGGATGGAGCCTCCTGATCCTTTTGCAGACCCCAGTCCTTTCGATCCGGCGCCTGACCCGTTAGATATTTTTGACATAACTGCGCAGCAAGGAAAAGCTGCGAAAGAAAGTGTCTCAGCGAAAGAAAGCAAAGAACAGGGTAAAGACCCGAAGAGCGACCCGATGAACGCCATGGCTATGGCATTGGGTAAGCCGGATGTTTCATTCAGCACGCCAGCGACAGGCAAAGACCAGAGCCAAGTTGGTCCCGCCGCAAACTTGGGTGGAATTGCAATTGATACATCGCCCAGCAGCAACCAGGGCTTTGACGAGGCTGGCTTTGCAGGGTTTGGCGCTCCCGGCGCAATGGGCGCCTCCAGTGTCGATGAAGCCGGTTTTGGTGGGCTTGGGGCTACCGGCGCATCCAGCACCGACGAAGCCGGTTTTGGCGGGCTTGGTGCAACCGGCGCTTCCAGCACTGACGAAACTGGGTTTGAGAGTGCCTACGGTGGCTCGCCCGGTGGCGTAGACGAAACTGGTTTTGAAGAAGCCTATGGCAGTCCAGAACCGACTGCTGAACCAACGACAGGCTTTACCGAGCCAGAACCGCTTGCTGTTGAGCCGCAGCCGCTGCAAGGACTGCCGGTCCTTTCCGTTCCGACGACAACCTTTGCTCGCAACACCTCGAACCGGGACAAGATCGAAAGCCCGCCCTTATCCGTTAGCCGTGGGTATGTGGCTGCAAGATCAGAGCCAGACTTCGTGTTCGAGAATATTCCTGGAATGATGCCTGAACCGCAAGCGCCGCCGGCACAGTCGCCACAGACCGTGGCCAATGTTGCTGCAAACCCAAACACGGAATTTCCAGACCTTAGTCACGAACCGTTATCGATCGAAGTCACCACCAACAATGCAGTGGCGCCGGGAGCAGCACCCGGAGGCGTGGCTGGAGCACCGGCTGGCGCGGCACCCGGAGGCGTGGCCGGAATGGACCCAGGAGGTATTGCTGGAGCGTCCCCAGATCTTGGTGGGGGCGGAATAATTACGCCAGAGATGCTGGTGGCAGTCCAGCGTAAAAAGGAACAGGAAAAGCGAGACGCCATTGCCCAGTCGATCATGGGACAGCCTGGGGGAGGCATGTTCGGATGATGGAGTTCGTGTACGGCCAGGACGAGCAAGTCACGCAATTCATTGCGACGTTCGCGCATGGCCAACTGGCTGCGGCCGACTTCGAGCACTGCAAGACCATTGGCGTCACTGACGGCGAAGGCAACCTGATCGCAGGAGTGGTTTATTTCAACTTCAAGCCGTGGTGTGGCACCATCGAGATCGGCGCGGCGTCAACCACCAGCAAGTGGTTCACCCGCGCCACCTACAAACGGATATTCGAGTATCCATTCATCGAGTGCGGTTGCCAGATGGTGCGGGCCTACATTCGCGCCGACAACGAGCGCCTACTCAGTCAATTCGCCAGGATGAACTTTGACCTCATAATGTTGCCGCGCCACTACGGGCAGGCAGACGATGGCGTGCTGTGTACGCTTACGGACGACCAATGGCTGGACTGCAGGATAGCCAGGCGGCTCTACCGTGACGTGACAAAGCGGAAAGAGATGGAGGCGGCGTAATGAGTTTCCTATTCGGCACTCCAGATCCGCCAAACCCGATCGCCACGGCTGGCGCGCAGACCGGCACCAACGTCTCGACGGCGCTGGCCAACAACGCGCTTCAGCAAGTCAACCAGCAGACGCCGTCAGGGAATTTAACCTATTCCCAGACCGGGAATTACAATTTTACAGATCCAACGACCGGCGCGAATTACAACATCCCGCAGACCACGGCGACACAGACCTTGTCGCCAATGGGACAGGCGACGTTCGATCAGTCGCAGGCGGCGCAATACAACCTTGCAGCTTTGGGGGCCAACCAGTCCGCCAGACTAGGGCAGCAATTCGCCACGCCGTTTGACATCTCCGGTGGGCCTTCTTTCGGCAACGTCAACAGCCTGACAGGCGCACCGCAGGCGCAAACCTCGTTTGCCGATGCCGGCCCGATCGGCTCGACGTTTGGCGCATCGCCTGACATTCAGCGGACCTACGAGCACGGCGACGACTTCTCCGCCGACCGGCAGCGCATCGAAAGCGGGTTGATGGACCGGCTCAACCCTTCACTTGGTATTGAGCGCAACAAGTATGAGCAACAGTTGGCGGACCAGGGCATCCGCTACGGCTCGCCGGCCTACGAAAACGCCATGCGCAACTATTCCATGCAGGCCGATGACGCCCGGCTTGCCGTTATTGGCAAGGGCGGCGAGGAGCAGCAGCGGCTGTCGGACATGGCCAAGGCTGCCGGCGAGTTTTCCAACAACGCGGCGCAGCAGCAGTACGAGCAGATGTATGGCCGCGCCAACTTCGCCAATGCGGCGCAGCAGCAGCAGTTTGCGCAGAACGCCCAGCAGGGCACGTTCAGCAACGCAGCGCTCGCACAGAACTTCCAGCAAGCAGGAACGGCCTTCAATGCCGCCAACGCAGCACGGCAGCAGTACCTCGACGAGCAGTTTGCGCTGCGCAACCAGCCGATCAACGAGATCAGCGCACTGCTGTCGGGCTCGCAAGTGTCGAAGCCTTCATTCTTAAATACCGGCGGCGCCACGATCCCCACAACCGACGTCGCCGGCCTGATCAACCGCAACTTCGATCAGCAGATGGCGGTATCGAACCAGCAGTCGGCCACCGCCAACAACATCATCGGCGGCCTGTTCGGCTTTGCCGGCGGGTTGGGCAGAGGTGGGTTCTTTAACGCAGGTAAATAAGGTGCGAAATGGCTGACGAGGCATATTCCACCATTTTTTCCAACGACCCCAGGACGGGCGCGCTCAGCTATCCGCAGCTCGAGGCGCGGCGCCGCATTGCCATTGCGCTCGCCACCCGCAACAGGCCGTATCCAAAGACGATCGGCGAGGGCCTGACGGCGTTGGGGGAGGGGCTCGGCGAAGGCTACATGAACAGCGGCCTCGAGCGGGCCGAGAGGGCGCAGCAAGGCCGCGACACCGCGGCGACAAGTCTGTTGATGGGCGGGGCTCCGCCGGTAGCGGCGGCTCCCGGGCGTGTTTCGGAAGCGGCACCGGAGGAGGTTGCGCAGCCGGCCGTGGCGACGGCGGACGCGCAGCCAAGCATGCCGATCGAGGAGTGGAAGCAGCGTGTCGCTCGCAATGAGAGCGGCGGGCAAAGAGATCCGTACAGCGCACTGGGTGAGTTGTCTCGCCGCGGTGATCGCGCCTACGGCAAGTACCAGGTGATGGGCGAGAATGTCCCGAAGTGGACCAAGCAGTTCGTTGGCCGAGAGATGACGCCAGAAGAATTTCTGGCCGACAAGGATGCGCAGGAGACGGTCGCGACCGGCATGGGCGGCAAATATCTCGCCAAGTACGGCCCGGACGGGGCAGCCAGGGCATGGTTTGCCGGCGAGAAGGGCATGAACGATCCCAACCGCAAGGACACGCTAGGCACGCACGTCGCTGAATATTCCAGGCGGTTCAACATTCCGCTGGTGTCGCGCGAGCAGGTTGTGGCGTCTGCCGCCAAGCAACCTAATGCGTTTGCTGCGGCGCCAGAAATGTCGCCGGAAGCTGCCGGAGCAATGGCGTATGCGCCGGAAGGCGCCGCAGCAGAAGGTGCGGAAGGCCTTGGCGCAGGCATGCTCGCCAACCTGACAAACCCGCAGTCGCCCGGCCTGGGGCTGCGTGGCCCATCCGACAGCACGTTTCCGGCGCCGGCCGCACCACCCGTGTCGCGAGACAGCATTGCCGCCTCAGTGGCGGCGCAGAATGGAGTGGTTCCGCCGCAGCAAGTGGCGCAGGGGCCTGCGCCAATTCCGCAGGCTCAGCCTGCGCTGCCGCCCGGAACGCCAACCGTCACACCGCAGTCGGTCCCCAAGGCGCCAGAGCAGTCGGCACAGCCGGTCGACCCAGGCCCGGAACCGAAACTGCAGACGTTCCTCGAGGGCAACCCGCAAATAAAACAGCAGATGCAAAACGCTCGCCGGATCGCGCTTGATCCGAGCTATAGCCCGCAGATACAGGCGCAGGCGCAGGCGGCGTATCAGGAACTGGAGAAGCGCGCCAACGATGCCTACACGAAGCAATGGACCGTATGGCATGGCCGTCAACAGATACAGGAGAAGTTTAAGCTAGAGGAGGAGGACAAGAACCTACAGACCGCGAAACTGCGCGGCGAAACTGAGGACGCAGCCGAGAAGCGCGTCCTGGTGCAGCGGCTTGGCGGGCAAGATCCGCAGAAGTTCTTTGACAACCTTGGAAAGGAGCAAACCCTGGCTGAAGTGGCCGGAAAAGTTCGGGATGATAACCGCACGATCCTCAAGGCAGTCAATGACGGCGTTATCATGGGGTGGGGGTCCGGCCTCAGGATCAATGCAGCAAAGCTTGCTTCGTTCGCGTTTAACAATGGATACGCCAGCGAGCAGGCAGCCAACACTGAAATTATGCGTGCGCTGGGTGGCTCGCGCATTCGGGAAAGCCTGTCGCAGATCAACCCGACTGGCGCCACGTCCAACACCGACACTGCGCTGGCGCGACAACTTTCTGGTGCCGACCCGGCTATGGAGCCAAAGTCGTTCATGGCGTTGTTGCACAAGTCGAGCGAGGGCAACGCCAAACTGATCAACGAGTATGAGGACAAGAAAGACTACTACCTTGGCGGCACAAGAGCCGAGCGACAGTTCGATATTGCTCATCCACGAACGGCTCCGCCGGCAGCAACAGACGCCATGCTGGCGAACAGGGACGACAAGGCGCTGCGGGCGAAATACGACGACACCTATGGCGAAGGCTCGTCGGCACTTGAGATCGAGCGGTTCAAGCGCCGACAGCGTCGGGGCGGATAATGGGCAGCGCATTTGACGACGATCTCAGCGGCGAGCTTACCAAGCTCCGAGGCGGGCCTGCGCCAGTGCAGGCGGCGTCCTCTGCCGCGCCAGGAGCCAAGGGTGGTTGGGGCAGCGTCCTCAGCGGTATCGGCAGTACCGCAGACGACGTTGTGCGCGCCGCCGTCGATACCGGCTCTTTTGGCTTGGCTGACCGCGCTCTGGAAGCTACCGGCCTGGAGCCTGGCGCCATCCAGAAAACCAAGGAGGCACGCGCCCGCAGCCCCTGGGCCACCATTGGCGGCGACGTGGGCGGGGGCCTGGCGACAATGGCGGCAACGCCGCTGCGGGCTATCGGCGCGGGTGCCGCGGCATTGGCCGGAGGCGCCAAGGCAGGCTTGCGTGGCATTGCAGGACGGGCCGCCGGCTACGGTGCCGAGGGAGCCTTAGAAGGCGCGGCACAGTCGGCCGGCCACACCTATGACTTGGAAAGCCTGCCCGGTAATGTAGCGCAGGGTGCTGCTATTGGCGGTGCCGCTGGCTCCGTTCTAGGGCCACTAACACCACGTTCCAGTTTAGCGCCACGCTCAAACGCAGCGGTGCCTACACCGGGTGAATTAGGCGAGGCCACCGACACGCTCTACGCTATCGGTCGCAGCAACCCAGGCGACGTGTATCGTACTGCACCGGCAGTTCGATCAGCTACCGACGCCATTAGGGAAGAACTAGGCGCGGGAGGGTGGCATTCAGGAAATGCAAAAAACACATTCAAAAGCCTTGATATGGTCGCCAAGGCAGAACGGGAAGCCGCCCGCACCGGCTCAGACGCCATCTTTTCTCCCGGCAACATCGAAAGCATCCGGGCGGCTTTCAACAAGTCTACCAAGAATCCAGACATTGCCGCGTCAGGCGTCGCCAAGCGTATGCTGGATGACTTCACTGCTAACCCGACTGCTGATCAGCTTAGCAGTGGCACCGTTCGTGGTGCGCAGTCGGCTGACGCGATATTTGAAGCGGCGCGCGGCAACGCGGGCGCCAATATCCGTTCTAAGATACTGCGTGATGCGGAGGAGGACGTTACCAACAGAACGGCAGCAACTCATTCCGGCCTCAACTACGAAAACAATATGCGGAACAGGGTTGCCCGCATCCTTGCCTCCGATGGTCGAAGTTTCCCGCGTGCCGAGCGAGAAGCGTTAACGAACCTCGCCCGGCGAGGTGACGCCTGGGACAACGTCCGCACCGTCGGCAACATGCTGGGCGGCGGTGGCGGCATTGGCTCTTGGGTTGCGCCAGCCGTGCTGGGTAGTGCCGGTGGTGCCGGTGCTGCTTATGCAACCGGCGATCCAACCAGCACCATACTGAGCACTGTCGCCCCCATCCTGGCCGGTAGAGCGTTGCGCAGTACAAGCAACCGGGCGATGCAGCGCGCAGTTGGCGAAGCAGACGATCTCATCCGCAGCAATTCGCCTGAGTTCGCTCGGCGGCAGGCTCTAAACCCAGGCACCACCCAGGGGCCAGGGACTACCGCCGGTACGCTGGCCGGTCGAAATGCTGTCACAGACGCGATCATCCGGCGCGAGCAGGAAGACCCACGCACGCGCATTACAGTGCATCCCAGCTACGGCAGGTGACCCATGCCCCAGGACGGTTCAGGCAACTACCAATATCCGCTGGGAACGCGCGGCGTCCCCGACGAGACGATCGAGAGCGCGGCCTACAACAATTTCCTCGACGATCTGGTCGGCAACGATCTCAATACTCCGCGGCCGATCCACCGTGGCGGCACTGGCGCAACGACTGCCGATGCGGCGCTGGTCACCCTTGGCGCCGAGAAAGCCGCGCAGCTCGTCACCAATTACGACACGCATGTTTGGTTTCCGGGCTCGTTCCGCTCCGCCGGTTCAGCCACTGGCGGGCCGGTAGACGGCCATGCGTTTGCCGGCATCGCCTACATCAATGAGGCGCTGGCATCGCCGCCGACGAACGCCAACGTCACGGTCTCGGCGCGAGACACGAACGACACAACGGTTCCAGGCACTGTCTATGTGCGCGAGAAAAAAACCAATGTGTGGGGCGCGTGGACAGTAGTCGGTGCAGCAACGCTGCCGTTTCCTCCTAGCGGAGGCATAACGTCCGACACCATTGCCGAGGCAATTCAAGAACTAGACACCAAGAAAGTTGGAAAAGCCGGTGGCGCCGATGGCGTGATGACCGGCTATCTAACTCTTAACGCCGATCCATCCGCCGCGTTGCACCCGGCCACTAAGCAATATGTCGATACGGCTATTGCCGCTGTTCTTAGCGCAGGCACATTACAGACATCCGAGCTGCGGTTTTTGCGCGCCAGCAGCCAGTACATGACCAGGACTTTTGTCGGCACAAGCAGCTTGCCATGGACGATATCCATGTGGGTCAGGCGCAACAGTCTGGCAACGCATCAGGCATTGTTTGGCGTCAAGATAGCTGGCAACGAAATGCATGTCGGGTTTAATTCCCTTAACCAAATTGGATGGTTTAGTGGAACGGGCGGAACGACAGAACTTGGAATGTCTACAATGACATTCACGAATGTAGGGCTGTGGCTCAACATTATCTGGTCCTGTCCGACTGCCGGGGCAACTCCAGCAACGAAAACCTGGAACCTCAGTGTCAATAACGGCCTGTTGCCCCCGCCATTCACCATGCTTGGCACCGATCCGGGCCTGAACTCGCCAATAGCACACTACCTGGGGCAGGCCGCACATTACCCCGACGTGTGGATGAAAGAGATAATTTTCGTTGATGGGTCAGAAGTACCGGCAACGAGTTTCGGTGTGGATGTAGCTGGCGTATGGACGCCGAAAGCTTACGCAGGGTCATATGGCCCGCATGGCTTCAGGCTTGCCTTCAACAACCAGCTATCTGCTGCAAACCTTGGCATAGACAGCAGCCCCAACGGCAACCATTGGACTGCGGTTAATTTCTAAAGCGAGACGCCATGCCGATCGGCGAAGCCCTCAAGGTCGCACTTGCCTCGATGAGCGGCCAGCCGATCGCCATTGCGCTGTTGATGGTCAACGTAGCGTTTCTGGTTTTTGTCACGATGCTGATGTCGGACGTGGCGACCAACGCCAGCGGGCGCGACAAACAAAACGCCGAGCTGATCGCGCAACTCATCCAAGCATGCAAACCGAGGACACCGCCATGATCTCAACTTTGATAAGCGTTGTGCTGATGCTGATCGTCCTGGGTGTGATCCTCTGGGCGATCCAGGCGTTGCTGCCGTTGGTGCCGCTGCCGGCACCGTTTGCCACCATCATCAATGTGCTGATCACCGTCATCGTGGTGCTGGTGGTGGTCTATATCATCGCCGGGCTGCTGGGCGTGGTGGCGCCAATGAGGATGTGATGGGGCGCAACTATTGGCTCTACGCCGCGTGCCTTGGCGTCATCGCCATTGTAATTGCCATTTTGCTATCCGGCTGTATCGTGACGGCAGTGACCGAGCGGCCCGCCTACTACAGCCGATACGAAATAGACGCCATCAATGCCGAAACCGCGTGCCGAGCACTGGCAAGAACAATTATCCAGATGGAACGCTGCACGATCAGGGGGAGATGACATGGCCAAGCCGGAACAGGACGTTTTCCACATGCCCGACGACAGCGACAGCATCGTCAAGCCGCTGACGCCGCGTATCGAGGTGGCGCTGACAGTGCCGGATGGCGTGGATCTCGCCATCACCATCAATGGCGTGGGGGTATTGCTGGGCAGCGACGAAGAGGACGAGATCGATCCCGACGCCAACCGGCCATGACGCTGCGTGATCTTGCCATTTGCGTCATCGCAGTCGGCATCATTGGCATATTCTGCCTGCTGCTTTCGTTGATCGTCTCTTCTCTATGACCGCATCACTTGAAGACGAAGCTGCCCGGTATGCGCGGGTGCTCGATCGGCTCGGCGCTGTCCTTCCGCAGCCGCGGCTTCATGGCGTGCTTGCGGTAGCGTTCGATCCGATCGCGCCATTCTTCTGGCGCCGGCAGATCTGGGATCGGCGTCATGGTGTCGAGCACTGGCGCCGGCAGCGGCGTTAGCAGGCACCGGCCGCGGTCGATCAGATCGTAGACGGCCTGCAGGCGGGCGGTTTCGTCGGCGTGGAATTTCTGCTCCGCGGCGGCAAACTCTGGCGTGCCGATGGGCAACTCGAGCAGCACTCTGCCGCTGGGCGACACCTCCGCCAGTTCATGCTTGGCGAGGGCGGCGGCCTGCCGGCAGACCTCGCAGGCGCACGGGTTGTTCGCCAGGATGGTTAGCTTGGTGTCCAGGTCGAGCAGTCGGGTCATTTGTGGCCCCTCCTTTCCAGATCGATAAGTCGGCAGACCTCGTCAATGCTTTCCTGCATTCCAGACACAAGGAAGCCGTCCCATGAGATGCTGGGAGCGAGCAGCGTCTGCTTGCGCAGTCGTTCGATCTCGTCGGCGGCCGTGCGTTGCAAGTCAGCGGTTGCACTGCCGGTCCAGTCTCGCGTGTCAGCGGATGCGCGCAGCCGGTCAATGATGTCTTCCGTCATTTCCGGCACCGCCAGGTGCTGCCGTACCAGAACTTGTGCATCCCATGCTTGACGCAGATGTCGCCTGGGACAACCGCGGCTTTGCGTCCGGGCGGCGGCTCCGACAACACCGACATCAGCGGATCGGGCTCGATCGTTTGCACTTGCACCGCCCGCGGCTTGTTTAGCGCCTTGATCCGCTCCGCCGTTGCGGCCAGCGTCGCCACACCAGCCCAGCGATCCTGAAACGACAGCGGCCGTGGCTGGCCCTCTTGCACTATGTCGATGGTCGCCAGGTTTGGGACGGCAGGAACCCGGTCCTGAAATTTTGGTGGCAGCGGCGGTGGGGACTGCGTGTAGGCGGCGCCGAGAAACGCGATCGTCAGCGTGAACCCGGCAACAAGGATCAGCATTTGACTGCGATAGTTCATGGCCTTATATGTCCTGTGCTTGGTCGTTGAATGAACGCCGCCGCCCTCTCCCCGAGTCAGGCGGCGTTCGTGTGTGAGTGTTACGCCGTTGCCGCTCGAGCCTTCCTGCGGCGCAGCTTCAGCATGCCAAGCCCGGCAATGCCGGAACCAAACAGCCAGACGGCGCCGGGGACCGGCACCGCAGCGAGACCGGTCGGGACGATGTAGAAGCTCTCGGCACCGTCCGAGGCTCCGGTCCAGACGGCGCGGAACAGAAGAGCGTCACCAGGTTGGACGCCAGCCGCCAACAGGTTGAAGCCGGTGAGCAGATAGTCACCCTTGCCGTTGCCGTTGTTGATGTCGGGCAAGGCATATGGTCCGGTGAAGTCAAAGATGACACGCTCGCCGGCATTCTTGGAAAGATCGATCAACTGGAACGACTGAAGGGTTTCCTCGCCCTTTGCGGTGTTGATGTCGATCGCCACGCCAAAGGTGAAGCCGGCGCTAAGCAGGCTTTCAAGGAGGGAGCCGGAATAGGTGAGGGCGTTACTCTGGAGGTCGCCGAGGAGCGGCCCGCCACCAATGATGTTGGTCGAGAAGGTCGCGAAAGAGGTATCGTTCCCGTGGTTGCTGAAATTATTGTACCCGAAGGTCCCCGGTTGGTGAGCGGCCTCCGTGCCGCAAATGATGCAGGGGTTTGACTGGCTCTGCGGGACTATGTTTCCCGCAGGAAGCGCGATGATAGAGAGGTTATTGATCGCATCCGCCTGCGCCGGCAGTGCCAATGCAAACGTAGCAAGTGACGCCGCGAGCGCGGCGCCGAGTAGTCGGCTCATGGTTGTGGTTCCTCTGTTGTGTTGTCGTCCGGTGTGGGTGCGAGAGCACCGGCAGCCCGTCGGAAACTGGCCGCCGCTACCCTCGAAAAACTGCCGTCTTTTGAGTTATTCTGCAAAACGTGCGACACGAATTACCCTTTGTCGTCAGATAGTTACGAAAACGCCGTGGTTTATTTCGAGAATGTCGGCTTAAGCGATATCAACGACTTACCTGCTGAACGTAGTCCTAGTTCTCTGGCCGTTCCGTCGAGCTGGATCACCGCGGCGATGGCGTTGTCCTTCTGCACCGCGAACCGGCAGTAGCGGTTCACCATAGCCTCAGACAGCCCCACCAGGCTCGAAATAAGCCCGGTGGTGACGCCGGCCCGGCGCAGCCTGACAATGGCCGTCGAGCGCAAGCCGTGCAGCGTGCAGCCGGCCAGCAAAGTGAGCTGCGGGTTGGTGTCGCGTTCCTTGGTCCATGCGTCCGACAGTTGCGTGCGGCTGAAGGGCTGGCCGTTGGGCTTCAACAGGATAAACCCCGGCCGCCGCTGCCATGAGGTGAGCGCCTCGCAGAGCTCGGCCGTCAACGGGATCCACAGCTGCAGGCCAACCTTCTTGGTGGTGACGTTCAGGCCGAGCCTGCCGTCATACATTTCGATGTCGGACCAACGCATCCGCACGAGGTCGGAGCCGCGCTGCCCGGTGTTGGCGGCGAGCGTTATCACCCGCGACAGATGCGGGGCGGCGTGGGCAATGCCGGTGGCGATCTGTTCTTCGGTCCAGGGCTTGTGCCCACCGTCGGCTCCCGGCGCGTCGGTGCCGAGCGTGATCTGGCGCGGCAGCAGGTCCCGCACGATGGCCCAGCGCTCGAGCGCCTTCAGCGCGGTCTGCGCGTGCTTCTGGGTGGCCGGCCGATCGGCCAGACCGTCGAGGAAGGCCTGCACAAGAGCCGGGCGGATCACATCGACCGTGTAGTTGCCGAGCACGCTCTGCGCCAGCGCCAAGTGGCGGCGATAGCCGCCCTGCGTCGAGGCCGCCAACCGCATGAACTTGTCGCCGCCCAGGTAGGCCGCCACGACGCCGGCAAAGTTACCGGGCGCCGCTCGCCTGTCGCCGCGTTTCATTGCGTATGTCCTGCAGTTCCGCCGTTGTCCCGCTGTCGGCGCCGCCATCAAGATATTGCTCCACTTGCGACCATTTCCAAAGCCGTTTGGTGCCCCGCGTCACCGGCGGCGGCAGCAGTCCCCGCTTTACCCAGACATCGACGGTGCGCGGCGAGATCGACAGGTTGGCCGTCAAGGTTGCTATGTCCTGATAGGGGGGCGGTGTCTTCATGGGGATGCACTCGGTTTGTTGTCCCTGTGCCAGGGGACATTCTTCTTCTTAGCTGCGCGCCATTTCCTGTCGCGCAGCTTGAACGCCGCTTTGTTCTTTAGATAATAGAGGTGCCGGGTGGCCTTATCTTTATCCGGGTTCGGTCTCACGGGGGCCACCTCTCGACATTGCCATTCATGCGCTTGCGGAGGCCCGACGCCCGCGTGCCGGCCAGCGGGCGGCCTTGCTTGCGCTTCACTTCCGCTTGCCGTGCGCGGACTCTATTCGACTTCGCAATTGCCGGAATATCGCGTCCAGCCGTCTTTTGCTTGTGACATCCCAGGCAAAGCACGCGGCAGTTATCCAACGTAGCTGCGCCTGAAAACTCGGCTGGCTTGTCGTGGTCATATTCGAAATGTCCGGGCCGCAGGATCGCGCCGCAGGCCTCACACTTGCCTTCACAGCGCGTGAACGCTTCGAGCCTCGTGCGTTTTGTGAATTCATGGCGGCTCATTTCCCGTCAGCCAGCTTGTTGACGGCCCGCCGGATCTCAAGTGCGGCATGCATCTCGCGCTCGATATCCGCCTCCGGCAGTTGCAATGCACGTGCCATCGCCGCGGTGTCGAGTCGCTGGGTCCACATGCTGAGGATGAGTTGACGCAGCGGCTTGCGCTCGTGATCAAGGATCATGCGGCGCGCTCCTGAGGGTCATGCAGCGTGACGCCGTTCTGGGCGCACCACGAAATGATGAACTCCAAAAGATCGGACATTTCCGCCTTTGACAGATCGGACGATCGGTTGCCCCACGGGATGAACGTCGAGCCGTCGAGGGCTGGAATGAACTGCACCTCGCGACCGCAGGCGTGCATGAACAGAACCTTCCATTGGTCCGGCGTGTACTTCCGGCCGTAATGGGTTTTCTGCAGCGCAACGTCGGTCAGCATTGCGTGCATGCAGTCGTTCTGCGGGATCGTGCGCTTCGCCGCCTTCACCTCGATCCGCGTGCCGGCCGGCGCGGCGGCGATGACACGCATTGCCCGCGCCCGATCGGCTGCAGACCGCAAAGCGATGAGATAGCGGCTCACGCAGCGTTCCTCTTCAGCGCCTCGCTGGCGACCTCGATGTTGGTGACGATCCTGTCATGTATTTTCGGGGCGTCGATCGCGACGTTATCAAGCCGTGTGCAGTTGACATCCATCCACTGCTTGATCTCGTCATCGGTTTTGGCCGCCTTGATCGCGGCGACAAACTTCGCACCCCATTTCATATCGTCGGGTTCGACAATGGCGTGCGGGCCGGTTTCGCCGGTTACCGGATGCACGGGCGGCTCGACCCGGTTGACCGGGGCGCGATCGAGATCGGCCTTGGTGTTGGCGTCGTAGTTGTCGGTATATTTCTTTTTCGGCGCGGCAACTGTGAGCCCGCCCTTTTCCGCGGCATCCGCGTCGTCGTCGTCGTCGGCGGCAATGCCGACTATTGCAGCGAGCGAGTACCTTTTGGCGTAGGTCGTCGCGCTGCCCATTTCCTGCGGCTTGCCGGAGGACGGCAACGGATATTCGGACCGCAGCGCCTGACCGGACGTGTGCAGCAGCATGGTGGCCAGGATCAAGCCGCCATCGCGGATCTCGATGGTTTGGGTCCAGCCAATGCCGTTGTCGGAGAGCGGCTTGCGGATCGCGTCGATGATGGCGGCAAGATCGGCGTATTTGTACGAACGGCCGCTGAAGTTCACGATCTTGTTGAACTTTGCGGCCTCCATTGTGCCCTGCGCTTTGGCAAGTGCGGCGGCAATTTCGTTGAGGTTCTCGGTCTGCATGTTGTTATTCCTTCTCGCAAATTGTGAGGGAGCCGGCTTGGCTGGCGTCAATGCAGCCGCCACCCTGATACCCTCTGTTGTGTAGTAAATAGCGTGCAGCATGTGCGCTGTTACGTTCTTTCCTTTATCGAGAGAGAACCAGCGCGGTTTCTGGAAATTTCCACGCCGCCACCGTGGCAGCGGATAGCGTCGGCGGGGACGAGTGCTTTCAACTCGCGCGCCGCCCCGTCAAAGTCTTTCGCGGCGGTCTTGTTCAGGAGCCAGGTGGCGGCGTTGGCCACGAAGGCATTCGACGTGCCCATGTCGTAAGTCTGCACGGCCGGCACGGGCGCGAGCGCCGATGGCAACTCGCACGGCGGCGTCAACGACATGACGCAGTCCCAGAACGCATCAAGTCTCAACCACACGTCACATTCGTAGCCGACCGTCCATGTTACGGGATATTCGACCGGCTCGGCGCCGCCATGGACGATCAGCAGCGAAGCATTGGCCGCCCCGGTGCAGTCCTTCTGCACAACGAGTTGCGGCGTGTAGTAGGAGATCACCTCGTCGAGCTTGCGCCACTGGCCGACACACTTGGCGTCGATGACCGTGTTGGTGGTGGCGCGCCATGCGTCGAGGGTACAGCCGAGCCAGTCGCGGTGCGGGTGGCGCACCCACTCGCCGCGGCGCGTCAGCGGGCCGGTCTTGCGCTGGTGCCAGTCAATTGCCAGCGGTTCTAGGTACTTGCCCAAGTTTACGGGCCAATTGTCCTCGAAATTCACCGGCACGTAGGCCGGATCGCCAGTCAGGCGTTGCCATTCGCGCATGATCTCGTCGGTCTTGCCGGCCATCAGGGCGGGCAGGAACGAGGCGCCGACACGGGTGTCTCGCTCGGGGCTGAGAGTGGCGGGCTGTAGGCTGGGGCTGAGCATTAGGCGGCCTCCTCTATGTCGGTGCCGTCATGCGCCATCAATTTGAGGTTGTGCCATCCCTTGGCGTGAGCTTGCAGAACGGCGTTGAAGGCGTCGGTGCTTTCAATGGTCACGTTGAGCGGCCATGTCCCGCAGCCGTAATAGCCGATGAAATAAAACCGAACGGTGAGCATCAGAGTTTCTCTGAGATAATGGCAACCCACAACGCCAAGGTCGCCAACAGCAGGATCGTGGCGACGCCGGAGAGCAGGTCCGAGGCTTCGCGGCGGCGGGCCAGGGTTTCGGCGCGGCAGGCTCTCTTCCAGCGGCTGTGCCATGTCGCGTTCATGCGGGTGCGGTTCATGACCGGCACTCCTCGCAGGCGAACGTCTCGATGCCGGTCACCCATGCGCGGGTGACCATGTCGCGCGGGAATATCCCGTCGCAGCAGTCGCAGGTGCGGCAGCCCTCGCCGTGGCACGTTTGGCAACGGCCAACGGCGTATTCGTAATAGGGATCGTCGGGATCGCGGCGCGCGGGCGTGCGGTAGAGCGTGCCGTCGATGCAGCGGGTGTCCATGCTCACGACACGTCCTCCGCATCAGCCGCAGCCGAGAGGGGGATGTCGGTCTGTTCGGACATATGCGAGAGCAAGCCACGCACCTTCTCGGCGGTCGCCCAGTAGCCCTCGCCCTTGTCCATGCAGTTGTTCGCGTAGAAGCTCAGATAGGTTTGGATATTCAGCCAGTCCGACAGCGACAGCGTGACGGTATGCGGGCTGTCGTATGTGACAGGCTCCAGGCTGGCTTCGGTCAGCGGGCGGGTGAAGTGGGTGGTCATTGGGTTGTTCCCCGTTTCGATGGACATTTGTACGCGTGGCGTACAATAGCGTCAAGCACAAATGTGCATATGATGTACAATTATTTTAGGCAAAGAAAACCCCGCGTTTTCAGCGGGGTATTGGTCGCTAGGACTATGTTCCGGTTTTAATAACGGTTTTTGCCAGATCCACGATCATTTTGCGCTCGCCGGCCTTGGCCCGGTCCCAGACCGACCAGATGCCCTCAGGGTCATTGGGGTCGCGCATGATGAGCGAGGCGGCATCGGTCGCCAGCGCGTCGGCAATGGCCTCCAGGACTGGCTGGGAATATGGCTGCAGGCCCCGTTCGATCCGGGACAGGCTGGCGTGGGTCATGCCGCCGATCTGGTCACCGACGCGATCGGCCAGCCGCTCCAGCGTCATGCCCCTAAATTCTCGCCATTCCCGAATGTGGGTTTTACGGAATGGCGGGGGCTTATGCCTGACCATGTACATAGCATGCACGCCCGGAGTTTTCCCGTACATGCGAGTGGATGTACAAACTCCTTGACGAACAATGTACGCCTGATGTACAGGGAAGGCAAATGCACCTGTCAGCTTACATGGCGCTCCTCAAGCTCGGTGACGATGAAGTGGCCCAGGCGATCGGGCGCTCCCGCGCAACCGTGAGCCGCATTCGCAGGCGGAAGGTCCGTCCCGACTGGCAGACCATCAAGGCGATCCGGGAATGGAGTACCGGCGCGGTTAGTGCTGACGACTTCGCCCAACTCCCGGAGGCTGCTGAGTGAGCGACACCATTCCATTTCATGTCAGCCTACAGAAACGAAAAACCGGCTACGTCGTGGTCTACGACGGCGAAGTCATCGCCAAGGTCGTCCCCGACAAAACCTATCCCGGCATGTACCGCATTCTCGCGGACGGCGAGCTGTCCGACATGGTGAACATTTCGCGCGCGACCGACGCGGCGCAGTCCATAGCAAGGTCCATCCTCAATAAACGCGCGCAGCCATGCGCCTAGCAGCCCGCCACATTGAGTTCTGCGCCAAGCCCCTGGTGGGATAGCCATGCCCCTCGAATGGAACGCCGACCAGCTTGCCACGCTGCGCTCGATGTGGCTCGCCGGATACAGCGGCACCGCGATCGGCGCCGTGCTCGGCATCAGCCGGTCGGCCGTGCTGGGCAAGATCAGCCGCCTGGGCCTGCTGCGCGCCAAGCGCGGCAAGCGCCCGATCCGCAACAAGCCGCCGCGCAACGCCAAGCCAAAGTTCCCGTTCCTCGCCCGCATCAAGCGCGTGCGGCCCAAACCCGCCGGCCCAGTGCATTTCGCCCAGCTCGCCGCCCACCACTGCCGCTGGATGCCGGGCGAGCCGCAAACGCAAATGTATTGCGGCCAAACCCGCATATCCGGCTCGTCCTACTGCGCATTTCATACACGCCTGTCCTGGCAGCGCACCGCTGCCAAGGCCGTTGCTTAGTTCTCGGGGATCTTCATGGCTCGGCTTTCCGTATCGGTTTTGCGTTCGGAGACATGCAGCGCGCCGGTATTGGAAACTTCCAGTGCCGGCGCGGCTGTTGTGGGGCCCGGCAACCGGCTCGGCACGCGCTGGCGCGGCAAGATACCCATTCCACCGAAGGCCCACCCGCTGGTGCGGCGGCTCATTCGCATTGCCAATGCCCGGCAAGTGACGCTGACCGAGATCGCGCTGGAGAGCGGCGTCGCGCCGCAGACCATCAGCGACTGGCGCTATCGCAGTGCACCAAGCCTGACCAATTTCGAGGCCGCGCTCAACGCGCTCGGCTACGAGCTCAAGATCGTGGAGCGGCGGCCGAATGAATGAATTTGTCCGCGACGATGTCTGGCAGAGGGGGATGCGCGACAAAATTCTCGCGCCGGTCTTCTACGAAAGCTACGCCGTCGCCGGCCGCTACGTGTTCATCGACAAGGGCAAGCTCGCTTCGAAGCTGCAGCGGCAATATGCGGTCGATACGATCGTGCAGGGCCGCAACGGCGCCGCGGTCTGCGTCGAGGAGAAGATCGTCCGCTGGCCAAAATACCGCACCGAGCCTTATTCCGCATTCGCGCTCGAAACCAGGAGCTGCACGGTGCCGGGCCGCGAGAAGGACGGCTGGATGAAATACGGCGAGGCCGACTACCTGCTGTATTGCTTCGCCAACAAGTCCGAAACCGCACTGAACTGCTACCTGATCGACTTTCCCACACTCAAGGAATGGTTCTGGCTGCGGCACGAGAGCTGGCCGGCCACGGTCACAGAACAGATCAACCGATCCGAGTGCCGCCTCGTCCCGATCCACGAAGTCGAGGCGAATGTCCGGGTTTGGCCAACATTGGTTACGGCAAACGCGGCGGTGGCGTGATGGGCACCCTGAAATGGTACAAGCGCGACCCGCGGGCAGCCCTGATCGGCATGATGGGCCTGACGCTCGAGGAAACCGGCGCTTACAACACGATCCTTGATCTGATCTACGTACACGACGGCGCGCTGGAGGATGACGCGCGCGCTATCTGTAGCGAGCTTGGCTGTAATATCCAACGCTGGCGTCGGCTCAAGGCCAGGCTACTCGATCTCGGCAAGCTATACGTTGACAACGGTTGCCTCCGCAACGAGCGGGCCGACCGCGAGGTTGCGAATATCCAAAAGTTGATCAGGCGTTCAAAATTCAAAGCGATCGGCACGACGAAACGGAAACAGGATTATCAGGACTATTTGGCATCCGAAGAATGGCAGGAAAAACGCCGTGAAATTCTAACGCGCGATCGTTTCAAATGTCGGTGCGGAAATGATGCAACCGAAGTGCATCACCTGACGTATGTCCGGATATTTCATGAACATTTGGACGATCTGGTTTCGGTGTGTCGCAATTGCCACCAAGATATTCATGATGCAACCGGCGAGGAGTCACCATGACCTCACGCCCAATCTGGATGCCGCTCTACGTCGCCGACTACCTCGCTGATACGCGCCACCTCACGACGTTGCAGCATGGCGCCTACCTCTTGCTGATCATGGAATACTGGCAAAAGGGCTCGTTGCCGATCGACGATCGTGGGTTGGCAACAATTTGTTGCCTAGGTGGGCGCCAATGGAGTCGCATCAAGCCAAAACTGCAGGCGATGTTTTCTGGGCCGGAATGGCGACATGCGCGGATAGATCGCGAGTTGAAAAAAGCCAATGATCTCAAATTGAAGCGTGCGGTTTACGGTGCCAAGGGAGGGAGAATAAGTCGGGGCCGAAACAATGTCGAACGCTTTATTGCGGCGCACCAAAACCCAAGCAAAAGCTTCACCAAAAGCTAAGCAAAAGGGCGACACCTTCACAAAGTAAGTAAGCTTAAGCGCAAATATCGTGCCAATTGCCAAGCGGACAACCGAGAAAAGCAAACGGAGGACCAATGGACACCGCCACCACCGAAGCCGACCTGATCAAGAACGTCGAGATCGCCGTCACCGAATTGGTTGCCCGCGTCAACAATGACGTAACGCCGGACCGGGTGGCGCACGCCATCGCCCAGCACACAAAAAGCATTATCGCCCGCACCACCACCGACAGCCGCGCCAAGCTGCACAGCCTGTTCGAGGCGCTGCAGAAAATGGACGGCTACCTCGCCGACAACGAAGAAAGGCTCTACGCCGAGATCGATCGCCATGTTAATATCTCGAACGGAGCATTCCACGCCGCCGCCATGCTGAACGAAACCATCGACAAATGGCACAGCCAGATCGAGTTCAAAGGGTGAAAGAGGCCGATAAAGAGGCCGATATCGTTAAGCGGCTGCGTTGGATAGCTGATGACTATGATGACGTTGGCTGGCACGCAGATGTTCTCGAGGCCGCCGACGAGATCGAACGGCTTCGCATGGCGTTGGAAGATATTGCCGGTGTCGGACGTTTGAGGTGCGTTGTTCTTTCGCGGGAAGAGATGGAGGACAGGGCATTCGATGTGCTCCTGTCAGGAAAAAATGACTAGTCCGCCGTTCGCGCCTGGACGGTGTGCAGGGGGGCGCGTATTTGTCCTTGGCGGAAAGGTGCGCGCCCTTTCTGCGTTCGCAGGGGCACGATGAATAAGAAGCAGCCAGACATGCGCAGCCTGGAAAGCATCCAAGACTGGATGAAACACACTGACTTTGAAACTCGCGTCAAATACTGGATGAAGCGCCCCGGATGGGAAGGTCTTGCCGGCGAACCGCTCGAAATGACGCATGAGATCATCAGGCGACGCGGCTGGGGCAAGCGCAAACAGCGCAAGCATGTCGCGCCATGACAGCCAAGATGATCCCGATCATCGACAGTCCCATGGAAGCCGGCGACCAGGCCGTGCGCGCCGAATGCGAAAAGCTTCTCGCGGACCTGTTCCTGTCCTTCAGCGCTAGACTTGCAAGGCTGCAACACGAGATCGATCTCAAATTCGCAGAGGCAATTGCGGAATTGAAGGAGGAGGGGGAGGCCCCCCTTAGCTAAGTGGCTAAGACTAATGCAGATATTCGGTCGTTATGCCGGGCTTACACGGCCGAGACAGTTCGCATTGTCGGTGGCATTGCACAGAACAGCACAAGCGAGGACACGCGCGTGCGGGCAATTAGCATGCTGTGGGAACGCGGCTGGGGCCGCCCAGCGCAGCCAGTAACCGGCGAGGACGGCGAGGGCGCGATCGAGATCACCGTGCGCGTTATCACTGAGGGCAAGAAATGATCCGTGTGCGTCTGCCCAACAACGAGTGGACGCCGCGGCCGCACCAGATCGAACTGTGGAAATATCTGCGCAACGGAGGCAAACGTGCGATGGCGGTCTGGCATCGTCGCGCTGGCAAGGACGATGTTTGTCTACATCATACTGCGTTATCGGCGAACGTGGATCGTGTGGGTAATTACTGGCATTGCACTCCAGAGTATGCACAGAGCCGAAAAGCGATCTGGACAGCGATCAACCCGCACACCGGCAAGCGCCGCATCGATGAAGCGTTCCCACTGGCACTGCGCGCTAATACCAACGACAGCGAGATGTTCATTCGTTTCAAGAACGGCTCGACCTGGCAGTGCATTGGCAGCGACAGGTACGACACCACAGTCGGCAGCGGCGCCGCCGGCATCGTCTACAGCGAGTGGGCGCTGGCGAACCCGAGTGCGTGGGCGTATCACCGCCCGATGCTCGAGGAGAACAACGGCTGGGCCGCATTCATCACCACGCCGCGTGGCCGCAACCACGCATTCACTCTGTTCCAGCACGCCTCGCAGTCGAAGGACTGGTTTGCTGAATTGAAGACGGCGAGTGACACGGAGGCGCTAAGTGACGACGCTCTCGCCGAGGCGCTCGCCGAGTATACGGCGCTGTACGGTGAGGACGTAGGCCGAGCTCAATACAGGCAGGAATATTTCTGCGACTTCCAGGCGGCGATCCTGGGCGCGTTCTACTCGCTCGAAATGGCCAACGTGCGCGCCGAGGGCCGCGTCGACGCGATCGAGGCGCTGCCGGATCAGTATGTGCACCGCGCATGGGATCTCGGCGTGACGGACGACACCAGCATATGGTGGTTTCAGGTTGTCGGCGCGCAGCTCTTCGTGCTCGACTGCTACTCCTCGAGCGGGGCCGGCGTCGAGCACTACGCCGAGGAGATCAAGAAGCGGGAGCTGCTGCATGGATGGAAGCACGGCACGGACTTCGTACCGCACGACGCTAAGATCAAGGAGTGGGGCTCGGGTAGGACGCGTGTTGAGACGATGCAGGCTCTTGGGCTTAAGCCATTCCTGGTGCCTATGGCTTCTATTGCTGACGGGATCAACGCGGTGCGGCGCACGCTGCCGTTGTGCGTGTTTCACCCTAGGTGTGAGGAACAAGGTATTAGCGCGTTAGAACAATATAGAAGAGAATGGAAAGACGAGACAAAGTCCTTTCAGGCGACAGCGGTACATGACTGGACGAGTCATCCCGCAGACGCATTTAGGTATTTGTCCCTAGCATGGCGTAACATTCCAAGGCAGCCAATTGAGACGAAGATCGAGCCTGGGGCTTGGGTAATTCCACCGCCGACAGACGAGCGAGACATGAGAGGACTGCGACTGTGATCTCCATCGAGAGGCTGCATGAATTGCTGGTTTACGAGCCGGATACTGGCGTCCTGCGTTGGCGCGTTGATCGTGGGCGATATGGAAACCGGCTGAAGGCTGGGATGGTCGCAGGCGGACGTGACCCATGCGGTTACATTAAGGTGCGTGTTGATGATCGACTGATCGGGGCGCATCGCATTGCTTGGGCGATGCAACACGGGCATTGGCCCAAAGAGGTTGATCACATCAACCGGGACAAGGGCGACAACAGGCTTGTTAATTTGCGCGAGGCGACACGGTCGCACAACAACGCAAACCGGGACGGGCTTCCCAATGGCGTTCGCGTTCTGCGCGGCAAGTATTTTCAGGCCGAGATCGGCATCAATGGGGTTAAGAAATATCTTGGTTCGTTTCCCTCAGCGGAGGAAGCGCGTGCGGCTTACGTTAAGGCGCACAAAGAGTATCATGGGGCGTTCTCTAATTTCTGACGGGGCTGCGGACATGACGCCAGCACAGCGCAAGTACGACCAGGACATGATCGCCGCGATGCGCCGCATGGCGCAGAACATCGAGCCGCGATCGCGCCAGATGTCGGACATGCTCAAGGTGGCGGCCGAGCGCCTGGACGCACTTAGCTCCGCGGCGCCTGTTGAGCCGGCCCCGCAATTGGCCCAGAATGGGCAACCAATTCACCAGCCCGCGTCAACACCGGAAGAGCGTAGCTCAACCCGGTGAGGGAATATGGCGGACGAGGACAGAAGCCTGGAGCCGGCTGAGGAAGAACTGGCCCCGACAGGCGAAGACGAGCGCGCGGCTGATAGCGAATACAACCCGGCCATGGAGCCCGAGAAGGCGAAAGCCTGGCTCAACATGCTGGACGAGTCCGAGAAGGCTTTCCAGGAGTGGAACGAGAGTTGCGACAACATCGAGCGGATGTATGCCAACCTTAGCTTCCTGCGTTCGTTAGAACGCGATCGCCAGTTCAACCTGTTCTGGGCCAATTTAGAGATCCTCAAGCCCAGCATCTACGCCAAGCCGCCGGTGCCGGTGGTGGTGCCGAAGTTCAAGGACAGGCGGCCGCTTTACCAAACCACCAGCGAGTTGCTGGAGCGGTGTTCCGTGGTGGCGTTCGATCTGACGCGCATTGACGATCTGCTCAAGCTGGTGCGCGACGATCTGGCCACCACCGGCCGCGGCGTAGCGTGGTGCCGGTACGAGCCGGCCGACAAGGACCGCGACAAGTCGGAATACGTCTGCGTCGATCACAAGGGCCGCAAGGACTTTTTGCACAGCCTGTCGCGCAACTGGCGTGAGGTGACGTGGGTTGCGGCCGCGAGCTACATGACGCGGGCGCAGGCCAAGGCGCGGTTCAGCAAGTACAGCGACGACGAGTACACCAAGGCCGAGTACAAGGTTGACAAGGACCTTCAGGAAATAGGCGGCAGCGACAACCGCGAGCGGGCGCAGTTCTGGGAGATCTGGCATCGCGGCTTGAACAAGGTTGTCTGGGTTGCCGAGGGCTGCGAGGACGTGCTCGACAGCGCCGAGCCGAGCGAGCTTGCCAAGCTCAACAACTTCTTCCCGTGCCCCATGCCGGCGTACAGCGCCACGCAGCCGGGCAGCCTGATCCCCGTTCCTGACGTACTGCAATACAAGGACCAGCTCGACGAGGTGCACACCTTGACGGGGCGGCTGCACGCGCTTGCGCAGTACCTCGAGGTGAAGGGCTTCTATCCGGCGGGCTCAGCCGAGATCAGCGACGCCGTGCAGGCTGCGGTGAAGATGAAGTCGCCCGGGCGCGTGCTCGTGCCGATCAGCAATTGGGCGGCGTTCGGCGGCAGCAAGGAAGTCATCATCTGGATGCCGATCGACATGATCGCCAACACGATCACGGCGGTGATAGCGGTGCGCAAGCAGATCATCGAAGACATCTACCAGATCATGGGTCTGAGCGACATCATGCGCGGCTCGACCGATCCGTCCGAGACGCTGGGCGCGCAGCAGTTGAAGTCGCAGTTTGGCTCAGTGCGCATCCGCGACAAGCAGGGCGAGATGGTGCGCGTCGCGCGAGACCTCGAGGAGATCATTGCCGAGATCATGTGCAGCGACTTCGACTTCGGCACGCTGTTGCAGATGTCGCAGATGGAGATCCCGACGCAGGCCGAGCAGCAGCAGAAGATGTTTGCCATGGCGCAGCAGTTGCAGATGATCCAGCAGCAGGCCATGCAGCAGATGCAGCAGGCGCAAGCCGCACCCCAGGCGCAGGCCATGGCGGTGCAGGGCAACCCGCAGCAGATGCAGGAGCTGCAGCAGCAGTACACGCAGCTCAAGGGCAACATCGAGGACGAGCAGAACAAGCCGACGCAGGAGCTGATCGAGGAGTTTCTGCGCGACTACCGCACCACGGCGTTCGTGCTCGACATCGAGACCGACTCGACCATCCAGGCCGACGAGAACGCCGAGAAGCAGCGCCGCGGCGAGTTCATGGGCATGATGGCGCAGTTGCTGCCGCAGTTGGGTGCGTTGATCGCGGCGCAGCCGGGTTCTGCCGAGTTCTGCGGCGAGTTGCTGAAGTTCTCGGTGGCGCCGTTCCGGGTTGGCCGCACGCTGGACGGCTCGATCGACAACCTGGTCGAGCAGGTCGAGATGATGGCGAGCCAGCGGATCGGCAAGCCCGACCCGAAGCTGGAGGCCGAGCAGAAGAAGCTCGACACCACGGCGCAGATCGAGATGAAGAAGCTCGAGGCGCAGAAGGCCGAGGCCGACGGCAAGGCGCAGTTGGAAATGACGAAGCTGCAGCAGCAGGGCGCGCAGGAGGCTGCAAAACTGCAGGGCGAGCAGCGCGTCGCGATGTTCGAGGCCGAGAGCAAGCGCCGGCTCGAGGAGGCCAAGATGGGCCACCTTCAGGTAAAGGCGCAGTTCGATGCGCAGCAGCACGAGCAGAAGCTGGTCGAGGGCCAGCAGAAGATGCAGTTGCACACGCAGATGGCGGAACAGAAGCAGGTGGACGCGCAGAACCGATCGGCCGACATGGCGTCGAAGCGGCAGATGGCCGAGCGCGGGCAATTGTTCAAGGAGAAGCAGGCGGCAATGAAGCCTTATCCCACGGCTAACCAATGACGCTGGTGTTCGAGAAACCGGTGCGGCACGAGAACGCATTCCCCGAGGAGATGCGCGGCAAGCTGTACGACTTTCTCACGGAGCGCGGCTGGGAGACCGGTTGGAAGTCCAACTCAAAGCGCGACGGCTATTCGTTCCTGCACAAGCACTACGCCGGTCACCGCAAGACCGGCGTCGACAAGGCCTACGACTGCGAGGTCGAGCTGCTGACGAATGCTCCGCTCATTTTCGAGGCTTGGTCGCACGTCAGGGACAAAGTATTTGCCGGCCATACGCTGGTGCGGTGCTACGCCAACGGCATGGCCTACGGCATGGACGGCACGGTTCACTCCGACGCAAGTGAGCCGGGCAACTACACCGCCGTGTACTACCCCCACGAGCGGTGGAGCCCAAACTGGGGCGGCGAGACGCTGTTCTACAACCAGCGAGAGGACCGGATCGCCGCCTGCTCTTTCCCCCGGCCCAACAGCATTATCGTGTTCGACGGCCGCATGCCGCACCGCGCCAACGGCGTGACGCGGAGCTACACGGGGATGCGGATCACATTGATGTTCAAGACGGAGAAGCCCGATGCCATTGCCTAACACCGGCCGCGACGACGTTACCGACGCTCTCATGCAGCAGAACCAGGGCGGTGCGCTTGGTGCGGGTTTAACCGGCCTTGCTGGCGCCATGCCTTCCAACATGCCTACGGCAGCACCTCCCGGCATGCCGCAGACGCCTGCCGGTGGTGTCCCCGGAAGTGGGCTGGCACCGGCAGCGCCGTCCATCATGCCGCAGCAGCCAATGCCGATGCAGCCGCGGATGCAGGGCATGGGGACGATGCCGGAGTTGAGCCAGATCCCGTGGCAGGGTGGTGGCATGCCGCAAATGGGCGGGATAGGTGCAATGGGCGGTATGTCGCAAGGCATGCCGATGGGAATGCCGCAGATGGGCCAGAGGCGGCGGACGTACTGATGAACGACCGGCAGCGCGACTTCCTGATCGGCCTGGACGCCAACAAGACGCGCCACAGCGGCCGCACGCTGTTCGATCACCTGAAGGGCGTGCATGACTTGCTGCGCGACTGGGACAACGACTATGACGTTTGTCTTGCCGGCCTGTTCCACAGCATCTACGGCACCAATGTGTTCAAGCATCAGTCGCTGCACGATCGCGGCGCGCTGGTGAACATGATCGGCGTCAAGGCCGAGTTGCTGGTGCATCATTTTGCTACCGGCGATCGTCCGCTGTTCGAGAGCATCGAGGACAAGGCGATGCGCAGGAACTTGATGGAGATCGAAGCCGCCAACCTGCTCGAGCAGGGCAGCACGTCAGGCGCGTTGCGCAAGCTGTCGCGCATGAAGCTGAGCAACGGCGCCAAGGCGGCGCTGAGCGGCGAGGTGGTGTGATGAGCGACTGGTGGCTGGGCCAGTTAGCGAGACAGGACCAGTACGGCGACGTGCCGCTGCCTCGTCCAGGGCCACGCACCGAGAACCGCAACGCTGCTCAGGTCGATCTAAACATGACGCCGGAAGAGCGCGACCTGTATGACCGGCATCTCAGCAACTTGTGGGGCACTGGTGGTGTCGATAACCCTGACGGATCACGGTCAACGCTGTTTCAGGCTGGGACCAATGTCGGTGGCAGGGAATACAACATCCCGACTGTCTATGACGGCAGGAAGTTGCCTTTTGACGAAGCCCTGGCGCGCGCCAAGCAACAGGGAATAGACAAGTTTCCGAGCTACCCCACGGTAGAGGCGTCCGAGGCCCGCTACCAGCAAATGCACGACTACATGGACCGCGACACGGGTCAGTATTTCGAGCAGCATCCGCAAGACCCGTTCGAGCGCGCCGCGCAGCGTGTGCGTGCACCGTACCGCAACCTACCGGCGCCCGGCAGCAACCGGATCGGCCAACTTGCAGAGCAAGTCACCTCGATGCCCAGTTGGGCGGATGTTGCAACACAGCAAATGGCCAAGGACAAAGAGGCGTACCAGGCCGGCGGTATAGGCAGCTTGTTGGCGGACACGTCTGTTGGCCAGCAGCTTGCCGGCGGTTTTGGCGGTGGTGGTGGGTTTGCTGGCAGGACCAAGGGCGTCGGTCCTATGGAAATTGCATACGCCAACCCGAAGCTGCGCGCCAAGGCCGAGGCGTTGCAGGGAAAATATCCACAATACGCCGAGCAGTATCCCGACATCGGTCCGCCAGCATTGAAGGCCAAGCTGCCCGACCCAAAGAACCCAGGAGAGTTTCTAGACAAGCCGGCCAAGGGTGAAATTCCATACGCAAGCATGGAAGAGGCACTGGGCAGGGATGCAGAGCCTGGGTTTTTCCTGGAGAAGAAGTTGACGCCGGAAGCGGCACAATTTCAGAAGGATCGACTGACGATCCAAGAGGACATGGATCTGCACGGCTACAAGCCGTACTTCGACCCGTCGAAGCGGTTCGATGTTGATCCTAAACACTACGGCCCGTTCGACGACACCAGCATCGCGGCGGCGCCCAAGACGGCAAAAACGGACGCGGAGTGGGCTGAAAAGTACGGCACGCCGGAGGCGCGCGCGCGGCTGCAGGAAGGGTTCAAGAAGGGGCAGACGATCAAGGACAGCGCCGACTGGTACTTCATGGGGCAATTGGAGAAGGAGTACATCAAGGAGCTTGGCGCGAAGAAGGGACGCGAAGCGTTCAAGCGCGAGTTCGGCGACATGATGTCGGCAACGACCGGCGGAGCCAGCCCGTACAATAATTTCATGATGTCGCAGTACGCCAACGTGATGGCGAAGCGCGGCGAGCGTATGCCGGAACGAAGTTTCGAACTGCCGTTCCCTGTCGGTGGCCGATACGCGGCCGGCAATATCGCCCAGGCACAGAAATACATAGACGAAGGCCAAGTTGGCTTCAGTGCTGCCACCAACCCGAAACGATACGACTTTTCGTCAGCGTTCACCGGCAACAAGAACGCCGCGACGACCGACGAGCAAATGATGAACGCTATCAAGCCTGGCGTGAACATACCGGAGTGGTATGGCCCGGCCACGCGAGTGATCCGCGAAGAGGCGCAGAAGGCTGGCGTCGATCCGCGCGGTTTCCAGGATGTCGGATGGGCCGGCCTGAAATCCGGCAAGGTCGAAGCCAAGGGCAAGACGTTCGACTATGAAGGCCCGATGATCAACCACATCAACCGCTCGATCGAGACGACGAGCCGGCTCACCGGCCTGTCGCCTTCCGATGTTGTGAAGCGTGGCCTGATCCGCAAAGAAATACCGATGTATGGTATGGGTGGCAATGTGATGGGCGGCTTAGCCGCGCAAGACGAATATGGACGATAACAGGAGGACGACATGATGGCGAGAACACCGACCAGGACCAGGGACGAGGATGACGACACTGACGTGCTGACCAAGGCGATCAGGACGCGCACCAAGGAAGAGGACGACGAGGCCGAGGGCAAGGATGCACCGGAGCAGTTCCTCGCCAGCGACGTGGCGCCGGGCTTCACGGCTGGGCCGGTCCCAGGCGCGGGCTCGATCTCGGCCATTAAGACCGACACGGCCACCTACGGCACCGAGACGCCGCCACGGCAGACGCCGCCTACCAGCATTGAGAACTTCATGAAGCACTCGCCGCCCAGCTTCCACGACAGCAACGGCGTGAAGATCGCCAGCACGTTGCCGACGCTGTCCACCATCTCGCCAACCACGGCGGTGGCATCGACGGGGGCGGACTTCACCATGACGTTTACCGGCACCAACTTTGACCGGGCAACCTTCGCTACCTGGAACGGCGCGCTGCAGTCGCAGACGCAGTATGTCAGCGCAACGTCGTTGACGTGCGTGATCAAGCCTTCGTTGCAGCCGCCGGGTGCGGCGACCAGCTCGTTCAACGTGGTGAACAATGGCGGCGTCAGCACGACGCCAAAGACGTTTACCTGGACCTGAGGTAAGAAATGGCCCGGCCTGTCAATACCGTCGCGTCTGGCGGCCTCGCTGTCGTTGACGTAACGGCAACGATGCCGCAGTTCGGCTTTCCCGTCAGCGAGGCTCTGCCGGGCCAGGGCCTCGCCGTCACCAAGGTGGCCAATTTCGGCAAGGCCGTGACGTTCGTGGCGTCATCCGGCACGTTCATCGCATTAAGTAGCAATACGGTGGCGGAGAACGCCACTATAGGCACCACTGTTGGCACGTTGTCGGTCGTCAACCCAGGCACCGGCACGCCGGTCTACACACTCACCGACAGTGCCGGCGGCAAGTTCTCCATTACTGGCGCGCTGCTCAAGACCGCCGCGGCGCTGGACTACGAGACGGCAACTTCACACCTCGTAACCGTGCATGTAACCGGCCTGACGCCGCCTGTTACGGACCAGGTTATCCTGGTTGTCGTAACCGATATAGACGACACCGCGCCGGTTATCACGTCCGGCAGCACGGTCAGCAACGTCGAGAACACGCCGCTGGCGTTTACATTGACCGCCAACGAAACCGTGACATGGAGCATCGTCGGCGGTGCGGACCAGGCACGGTTCGAGCTGTCTGGTTCGACCTTGAGGTGGGCGTCCAACGGCACCAAGGACTTCGAGACGCCGGACGACGCCGACACCAACAACGCCTACATCGTCCAGGTCCGCGCCACCGACCTGGCCAGCCTCACGACCAACCAGACCATCACGGTGACGGTAACGGACGTATTCGAAGCCGGCACCACGACGGTCATTACGCAAGACGGCCTCGACGCTACGTTCGCCGGACTGCGGACGACCGGGCAATACGTTGATGGCAGTTGGTGGATCGTTGCGCCGCCTGGTGGCGTTGTTCTCAACAGCGTCGCGATCCACGCCGGCGTGACAACCGATGTCTATCTCGGCGGTGTCATGGTCGAGCCCGCCGGGCTGGCCACGCAAGGGTTCGACAACAGGTATGGCAGCGGGATCGGGCCTGGCCTTATCTACGACGGCGCCTTGGCCAAAACACTGCCGCTGACGGTCGATCACTACGCAGACGGCACCAGCTCGCCCAAGACGATCTGGCTCTACCGCGGCCTGGACACCGTGCAGAGCGGCGGCGCCAACAGCGGCTGCGCCTACATCGTGCAGATCACCGTGGTGGCCTCGTCACCCGCCTCCAACACGATCAAGCCAACCGGGTTCCTTGTTGCTGGCGGCAAGCCGACTACGACGCAAGCCGACATCAACTACAGCGCCATTACGCCGCTGGCGATCCCGTCAGGCGCCGTCGAGCCGGACTGGTCGTATCAAACCCTCTTCATCAGGCCGACAATTCAGAGCGGCGAATTCAACACCGGCCATCAGATCAACCTCGTCAGCCCGACCTATTCGCAGGAGTCCTATCCTGCTTATCAGTCCGGCAACGCCGCGCTGGTGTTGCTTGGCGCCATTTCCACATCGACCTCGCGCACCATGCTGATCGACCGCATTGTCAGGCAGGGCTTGGACTGGTACGCGCAGAGTTTGTACAACAAGCCGTGCTGCATCGCCGGGGCAGGTTTTGGACAAGGCCTTGCGCCGGTTGTGTTCATGGCTGGCGTGTTCCTCAATAACTCTGCAATGAAAACGACGCCGGCCCCGGTGGCGATCTATACCGGCCAAACCGTTCCCTATTATCAGGAACACGGCGCGGTATTCATTGGAACCGCGACCGGCCCATATCCTTACGGCCAGCCGATCTACGGTGTTATCAGTTCGGCCGCCTATCCGGCGGGGCCGTTCGGCGACAACCACGACCAGCGCGACGTGACAGGTGCACGCGAGCCGCATTGGCTGACCCATTCGTCGGGAACGGCGCGGGCAGGCGCGGCGAGTTGGATACAGCTTGCTTCTGGCGCACCATCGACCAGCGGCTATGAAAACTACGTGCTGTATCTGGCCAGTGGGCCTGGGGCGGGCGACGCGCGGCGTATTGTCGGTGGGTTTATTACGCTGGGCAGTATTTCCGGCACCGCATTGACGATCACATTCATTGACACCAATCCAATTTCTCGTCCGAATCCAATTCGCCTTGGCATGACGATCTCTGGGACTGGCATCACCGCTGGCACCTACATAGTAAGTCAGTCATCAGGCACGACTGGCGGCACGGGAACCTATGTTATTAGCCCCAGTCATGGGACGGTGAGCCCTCCATCTATTCTTTTCGCAGGCTACGACCAGACGACCAAGCGCGCTGCCATGTATACGGACTTCACAACGCCGCCAACCAGCAGCACGACATACGAGTTTTACAACGGCGGCGAATATCAAACTCTCGCAACCCAGTACAACGTCGGCTGTGCCGTCGCTATTGTCGCTGCCGGCCTGTCAGCTCAGTGGCAGGCCTTCGACACATCCGGCGCGTGGCTGTTTTATATCAAGCGATGGATCGATATGCAGGGTGAGTTGAACCCGCGCAAGCCGGAGGCCTACGATCAGTCGCAGTATTACATCGACATCCGCAGCTTCAACGACATTGGCGGTGTCTGGGCCAAGAAGTTCTATCTGTCTTACGCTCAGTCGATCTGGCCGGCGCAGACCAGCGAAACGATAACGCCGGGCTCATTGCCGATCGTTGGCCAGACCATCACGCCGGTCTTTTCCACTGCTGGCGGCCCTACGACCGTCTTTCAAACCACACTGACCGGCGCCACCATTCCGGGTCTCAGCGGCACCACCATGCGGCAAGTTACCGGCGCGGCCAACCTCTCGGCGGCGACCGGGCAACAGATCCGCATTACGATCGGCTTCCCCCTGCTTGGGGCCGGGGCGACGATCATCTGCTATGTGGGCCAGGGCTCGACAGGTGGCGACCAGTACGACACCACGGCAATGGTGCAACTAACCGGCGGCGACTTCGGCTCCGGTACATACACCCAGGCCGTGACAAACCCAGCAACCCTCGTGAGCGACTGGTGCACGCTGAACGAGGCCTACGACGAAGCCAAAGACCTGGTTATTGCGTTCTATGGGGCTGTCGCAGGTGTGAGCATATTCACCGGAGTAACAAACGCCATCGACCATGTTTGGTATGTTGGCGGCAATACCGCGAGTGTCGCGAATGCCACCGGGTATACCGATGGCGATGCCTTCAATTCGGTATTCGTCGCGAAGATCGAGATCAAAACTTAAAGGCAGGTGCACGATGGCAACATTCACAGAACCAGACTGCCTCTCTGAGGATATCGCCAACAAGATCCACGACTTCAACTCCGACACGTTCCGGCTGGCGCTAAGCAACACCGCGCCGGTTCTAAGCACTACGTTTCTGCTGTCGAATGTGACGCAGATCGCCAATGGCAACGGCTATATCACGGCCGCGGATGGCGCCGGCAAGGCTATTACGCTGACGTTCGCGCGCACCGGACAGGTCACTACGGTGTCGAACACCGCTCCGGTGGTGTGGACCGCGACGGGTGCGGTTGGGCCGTTCCGGTATGTGATCTTCTGGAACGATACACCAACAACGCCGCTCAACCCGGTGATCGGCTGGATCGATCACGGCTCCCCCATCACGATGGCTAACACCAACACCTACACGATCCCGGCAGGGGCGTTGTTCACGATCAACTGAGATGACACAGCTTGTCGAGATCGAACCTGGGCGATGGCGGTTCGTCAAACCCGCAACGCCGCCGGCTCGCAGCAGTCTACCGTGTCCGCATGTCATCAGCGACATCAGAATTCTGCTGGCGAGAGCGTGCAGCGAGCCTTTACGTTCACTTGAGGAGAGCAACATGGGCATGCCGGTCAACACCGTCGCGGCAGGCGGTCTGCCTGTCGTTGACGTTACGGCAACGCTGCCGCTGATGGGCAAGCCTGTCAGCGAGGCGCCCCCCGGCAAGGGCACGGCCGTCACCAAGGTTGCCAACTTTGGCATGCCGATGACGTTTGTACCGGAT